GTGTGCTCGTCGGCTTCGCCGGGCGTCACGTCGAACGCGCGGGCCAAACGGTAGATTTCAACCACCGCATCGGCATCCAATTTTACTTCTTCCTTCATGGCTCTGTTCCCTTTCGTTGTGGCATTTTCTGCCGTGTTATTTTCCGAGCGTCCGTAACCCACATTGATATCGGCTGGCACCGGCTCAAAACTCGCTTCGTAAGGCATCCAGGACATCGCCCGAACCACCGGGATTCCATCCTTGTCGCCTTCGACACGATAGCTTTCGGCATTGACTCGGTAGCCGACCGAGACATTACGCCGAAGCCCCTTAGCCGCGTCTGTCGCTATCTCTTGGGCACGCGCCCCTGTGCAAAACTCTACGCCCCCTCCTAATTTTCGATCCTTGATTGACACCGGCATCAGGCCAACCTGATCCCCAAAATGGCGGTCGAGAATTACAAGGCCATCCTTGCACCGCGTCATGTCAATACTGCCTTCGTCGTGATCCAACACTTCGTAAATTTGTTGATAGCGCTCGTTAAATTCGGCATAGGTAAGCACCGGCGTTTCGCTCGACACACTCATGCGAACGGAAGCTGGCGTATCACCCTCAGCGCGGATCAATTCGATGCTGGCGGCCCGGATATTCATGCCGTCCTTGCGCTGTTCGGGGGCGTTCTTTTCCGGGGCGTTTACGATGTTATTTTTTCTTTTCATTTTAGCTCCTTCGCTACTTTCTGTTTAGCCACTATGTTGCTCGCGGCATCGGGAGGTACGCCAGACGCCGTGAGCAGCGCGATTGCGGCTTCTTTGCCTATTGCCCCGCTTGAATAGTTCTGTATTACTTCCAGCGCGGCGGCAATCTGTGCCCCGTTTAGGACTGGCAGTGCGTCCTTATTATCACTACTAACAAGGGCGGCCCTCGATACCTTTTCGCGCGCCATCACCTCAAGGTTATCTTCGTAGTCGTTCCCAATATCTGCCGCAACATCGGTGTTTGTTTTCCAGTGATTTTCTACCGCCTTCTGGGCGGCGTTCATGTCCCTCATCGGATCAACCCACATCCAGCGACGGCCACGGTATTCATGCTCGCTGAACTTATCATGTTTCGATAATGGAAGTCCGCCGCTCACAGAATAAGCCAGGAACGAGCGCAACCATGCACGAAAAACAGGGCTTTTATTCTGCGCAATGTAATCATTTTGATCGGTGATATACATGTCGCGCTCGCTAATCGTGCCCACACGCACGGATGAAAACGAGACGCCCGCCCAATCGTTTGCAAAATTGCTGTATTCCACGTTAAATCCGCTTGCCACGTCCTTTAACATGGACGCTTTGAACGCCGTCAATTCGCGGTTTGGATGCGCCGGAGTATTGATGTCCGACTCCCATCCAATCGGTAGCACCTCGCTCTGGCCTGGCTCCTTTTCGGCGGTCAACGCGCTTGCGGCGTCTTTGTTTTCATCACTCGTCAAATCCGCAATTTCTGCGTCATTTCCTTTCGGCGCATGATAGGTTCTAACGCTGCACGCCTCATCCCGTGCCGCCGTCAACTCGGCCCTATCGTATTCCTCGACCATCTTCAGCTTGACCATCGAAGCATGCGCCGCAGGAATACCACGCGGCTGCGCTTCATCTTCTTTCGTAAATCCATGTATTACCCGGCTGGCCGGGATACGAGCAAGCTGGCCGCTTCGTGCAACAACATTGGTGTAATTCGAACCGGCGTGCATATAGTACGCAACCGGGCGGCGTGTTCCTGGGTCCATCTCTACGCCGCACTGGACGATATTACCGTTTGGAAGTTTGCTGACGTTATATCGTTCATCGCATATATCAGAACGCACAACGCGCAAGGAAATGCCATAAGGATTCGGCAACGGTGCATCTTCAATCAGGATGAAATATTCGCCGTCGCGCTTCCACGTCTTGACATTCAGACGGTCCATTTCCGGTACTGTCATGCGGCCGGACACGTCACACCAATCACGGTTCATGCTCCAGCGCCAGAAGTGCCACTCAATAAACTTCGCTGCTTTTTCATCCAGGCGGTAATCCTTATTACCAGGGAATCCATCGTGCGGTGTGGACTTCAAAGCAAATCCTTCCCCGACAATATTGACCGCCATTAACTGTAGCCAGCGTTTGAAATGCGGATTATTCTTCGCCATTTCGCGCGACCGGCTACGAACGGTAGCAAGACTTCCGCTGATTTCGGCAGGCGTAAACCCGCCATCCCATCGCCATCCGGCAAGTAGCCGGTCAACCCGCGCCGCCTCAAAACTTCGGACGGCTACCGCCCGCTTTGGAGCGGCGACATCAGCAATGTGCTTACGAAACGGCCACATTATGTAAACCTCGTGCGTATAATCCGCTTGATCCGTTTTCCGGTTTGACTCGCGACTTCCCCTTTGTAGAGCGCGCGTAAGTCGAGCAATTCTTGTAGGCTCCCGTAGGTAACATTGATGCCGTCCAGCGCAACGCTTCTGTTCGGATCCGTGGCATAACTGAGGATTGCCGCTTCGATTGCAACAAGAGTGGCGGCATACTCGGATGTCGCCATCGGGGAAACAGTCACTTCGATTGCGCCTTCATCCACGGCAAAGATACGGCTTGACGCGGTATGCGTAACTAATCCGGCAAACTGGATTGTGCTGGGACGCCACAAAAGCGTTTGGGCGCCGGTCACGGTCAGGGTCCAGCCGGTGTTCGCGGAGTTGGCAACAGCGGCCACACTAAGCGGGACAGCGGCGGCAAACTGATAGGCAAGTGTGTATCCACCGGCAGGGGTATAGTCAGTGAAAATTAAATCTTCGCCGGTCTGCGTGGAGTTATCAGCCGACAGCCATATCGTTTCCCCGGCAATGATACGACTCGGAAGAAAACCAGCATTGAGCATTTCATCCCCTTTAAAATCGGAAAGGGATGGATTGTGGCAGTTTTTTAGTGGTTAGATTTTTGGCTTGCACACCATCCCCCTTTCCACTTATAGGGGAAAATGGGCCGTTCATCGGCGGGAATCTGCGGAAAATACCTGTGTTATCAGGCTTTGGATGCGGGCCATACGGCGGCGGACGGTGCGGCGCGGAATATGTAATTGACGAGCTACAGCACGGGTGTTTGGCATCGGGGAGCAATCGCGCGCCGCGATAATCCGCAGGTCGGTCTTGTCCAGCCGGCCAAGCATCACGGATTCCAGAATGATGTCGCGCACGGCGGCGGCGCGTTGCTCCAGCGGGGGCGTGACCGGATAATTCATCTTGTCGTTATAGTGCGCGGCACGCCGGAATATCGGATCATCCTCTAACGTGATTGTCTTTTCCACACGCCCTCCGTAACCTTAAATCGGTCTTGCCCTTTTTCATTGAACCGGATGACGTTGACGTTGCATGTATCGCCCAGGCTCAATCCGGCATGAGCGGCGCAAACTGGTGTCTTGATGCGCGTCACCCCGGCGCCGCCTCTGGTTTCAATGATGTTGATTTTAACGGCTTGCTTGCCGCAGTAGTGGCATTTCATGTTTGCCTCCCACAAAAAAGGGGACACCCAGCTTTCGCTGAATGCCCCCGGTTGTTCCGTAGGACGGTTTAGGATTTTACTGCGTTATTTTACGACGCCTTGCTTCCGATCATCTTGCCGATTGCCTGCCCCGCCAGTATCATGCGGCCAATAGAACGCTCCTCTCGTCCTTTTGCGCGACGAACTCTATCCCTGATCTTTATTTCTTCTTTGTGAGTTGAAGCATAAATAATGCTGCGGCGTATTTTTTCGTCTCTGTGTAACGCATAATATATTTTTGACTTTGCTGGGTTCTCGATACGACGGGCGCGGGCGCGGGCAGAAATTTCCGTCCTGTGAACATTATAGAATTTGCGAGCACGTTCAAGTATTTTGCCCCTGTTCTTTATGTAATAATTTTGATTATAGGCTGTTCGTTGTGACTCGTTCTTTGCAACCCATGCGCGCCTCTGCAATTTTATTTTGTCTCTGTTTTTTGCAAAGTAACGGCGACCACGCTCGCGTATTTCATCTCTATGGGTTTCACGATAAAGACGGAAGTATTCGCGTGATTCTCCTTTGTTTTCATATGGCATACATCACCCCTCTATTGCTTTCATCATGCTTAACAGATCGCTCCGCGT